AAGGCAATGAATTTCTTCTGTAAATCAGATGAAAGATTAAATGCTCAGGATTGGAACGAAATGGGCGCGGAATTGGCTGGCAAGCCCCGGAGTGTTTTTAACGCTTCCGATTGGACCTTTGAAACTTGCCAACCTGCTCTGATGGCCTTAAAACACGAGGTGAAAGAATCTGATGACGTGGAAGTGCAAATGGGGGCTTTTCGAGTGGAGATGCCGAAAGAATGGACTTACCAGGTGGGCGAGTTCTTCTTTCACGTGCGATACATGGCGGACACTAGTGACGTCCAGGATGCAGCTTTCATGACTCATGCCTGGAATGGTGAACCCAATCACATCTACATTGCAGTCGGGGGGGATGACAACGCCACCATCATGTATTGGATGGGGCACAGGTGGGAATTGGAAGGTGATCTTTCCATGTGTGATCAGAGTATGCGTGGGCTTTTTGCCGGCATATTCAAATTTTTCCTTTTAGCGGCGGGTGTTCCCGTTGACATAGTTGATGCGATTGCGGCTACCTACAATGAACCCGCTATATTTGAGACTGTGAAAGGTGGACGCACTCAACGCGTTCGAATTGACTTTTTGGAAGAGCAACTTAAAACAGGAGTGGCCCACACTTCTTTTTCCAACACTTTTGTGGTCGGATTGCTTATGATTTTTGCTCTTTCTAAAATGGTGAATGATCCTAAATTCACCAAAGCCGCTTATGAAATTCAACCTTTCGACATTCGTGATTATCTTATCACCATATGGAAAGAATTAGGTATCACGATGAAACTCGCCGTTTATGTTGATTCACCTCGTCAACCTGCGATCACTTATCACAAACGTTATTTCGTTCCAGCCGAGTTGGGCATTAACGTTTTCTCTGCTTGCCCTCTTCCCAGCGCCATTATGAAAATGTGTTGCGTCAAGGCTCCTACCAAATGAGCCTGAAAACATTTTATAATCGGTTGCGGGAAGGAGCGGAAAGCCGAGCAGGCATGGCTTAAATCCTGCCATGCGACGTCTCTGCGTTTCCCTAGGTGTTCCTATGCCGCAACCTCGCAACTTGAGGGGGGAAGCCGGGTTCCTAAGCTCCTTCAGTGACTTATGGAACTCAAAGACCACAGGAGGCTATTCGAATCATCAAAGTTTTGATTCATGGGCTGCCTATGCGGGTGATGGTCAGGATGATGACCACGCCGCATTTATGATGCAGCGGTATAACATGACCCGATCGGACGTTGACGCGTTCTTTCAGGAGGCTGAAGCTTTCCAGCCAAATCAATGTTATATTGAAGGGAATAGCCATTTTGGGCGTTGCATTAACGCCATGTTCCTGTGTGACAACGGATAAGGTTGTCAGTAGGCCGGCGGGCCGGAACCCGCCATTTTTGCCCAGGTTTCTGTACGGACCTGGGCGCTGCAACGAAGAACAGATTCAAGAATCGTTTCTGAGCAGCTGCCATTGTGGATGCTATGGAGGGTGGGAGGGTTGATTACAATCCGCTGAAAACCTGACAGGCTGCCCGTCTTGAAGGGCATCGATTTAAATTTACGTTTAGATTGAACATATATGACGAAACATGTCAATGGCACCATTACCGTACAAGGTTCCAAACCACAACAACAACGCCAAAATCAAGGAAAAGGAAAAGGAAGAGGATCTTCAACGACAAAGGTGGAGATTGATATCAGAGGAGCAGGTGCCCAACGCTCGTCCCGGCCTTCAAAGGGTCGTGGAACCGCTCGTGGGCCGAAACAAGGGGTCGGTGCTACGCAACGCAGTGCCGGCGGTCCCATGGTACCCTTGCCCTCGGACACGCACTCTGTTATTGGATCGGCAACTCCACAAAGAATCGCTCTCGATAATATCAAATCACAAGTCGTGCAACAAATAGATCCCAATCGAGCCCAAGCAATTGTGCGCTCGCCTTCCGTTCAAAACTGGAAAAGTCACGCTTCAAAATTTAGCACTGTTCAAGCCTATGCTTTTAGTGTCGGCAAAGATGAAATGGTAGCACGGGCGGTGTCCACTCCTGAGATGTTGGAAGTGGCGTCGCCTGAAACAGTTCTTGGTTCTTCTGTTACGTTTCAAGGCATTGCTTCTTCTGTCGGCGCACGGGGTGAATATACCCAATGGCTGAACGATGCACCTGAAGGAAAAGTTCGAACTCACACCGATCCAAATACAGGTAAGATGGGAATCAGTATCGTGGGCGCGACGGTAGCGCCCTTGTCAACCATGACAGTTGAAGAAGGCCAAACACCTTCAGGTATTGATTACATCCTGACCGATGGTAGCACTGGTACTGCCACTCCTTCGGCGGGAGTTTTCACTTTTCCACTTGATGTGATTTTTATTTCTCTTTTCTACGAAAATTCTGATGTAGTGTCTACTACTTTCGACCTCGATTTTATAAGTTTTCCTGCTTATACCTTTTTCACAAGCACACCTGTGGCGCTTCCGGCGTCCACCCAAACTTTGAAATGTGCATTTTTGTCCTTTCTTGCTTCTTACTCTGGTTCTACTTTAAACGACGCTGGTCAGATTGTGATGGCGCTGACCGATCCCGGCTGGTATCCGGATGGGGACAATGTTTTTGAGTCCCTTTCACGTTTGCCAGACCGCCGTTACAGTGGAGTACTGAAGAAAGGAGCTTATGGATGGTGGATACCCATGAATCTCAATGAAGGGAATCCTCAACCAATTACTTATTGGGACAGGAAACCAGAGCGTTCTGCGCTCTGGTGTGCAGTGAAAGGAGCTCAACAAACTGCTAGTATGAAATTGGAAGTCACCTTAGGCCTAGAATTCTATGCACCAGAGCAGATCTATGCTCATGTGCCTAGTCCTATGCGTGCCCCTATTCATGATTATTTAGCGGCGTTATATCAACATCTGCCTCATTGTTTTGAAAACGATAGTCACGATGAGACAAATTCTGGTCTGATTAAACGTGCGCACCAATCAATCATGCGAGCAGTAAAAGATCCAGTTTCCCTGGGTCTCGGGGTTTTGGCTTTGGCGTGAGAACTGAACCAGCAGGTTCGGTGGGGAGAGACGGTTGCACTTAATTGTGTGGCAGCGACTCCTAGTTTTGCGGGGCTTAAAGTTGTGCCCTGAACAACTACGTTACTCCTAATAAGACTATGGAGCGTATCATCTACGAAACAGATGGGCAAGAAGTAGAG